ACTTTAGCCTTGCCGAATTGGCTGAAGCTATCGTTGGCCCAACGTGGCGCACCTTGTTCAACCCGGATAGCCGGGAAATGGGACGCTACACCACGGCTCGATCGCTGGTTGAAGCTGGCACCGATAGCCGGTCACTGATCGAATCTGGTATCGGCGTGGATCCTACCGCGTTTTTGAATATCAACACGTTTACGAGCGTTGTTGGCGGATTGGTCGAGGTAAAAATCCTCGAAGCCTTCAAGAATCCAGTTTTCATCGGCGACACAATTTGTCCAGCCGAACCGACAAAACTGAACGGTCAAAAAGTTATTGGCGTGAACCGCATTGGCGACAAGGCCAAAAAGCGTTTGCCAGGCGAATCCCACACGCGCGCTCAATTCAACGAGCGTTATGTGACGACTCCGGAAACCCGCGAAAACGCGTTAGCCGTTGACGTGTACAAAGAGACTGTGTTTTTCGACCTTACCGGCGATATTCTTAATGTCGCGGCTAGTGTGGGCGAAGAACTCGGTTATCGTCGCGAACTGGAAATTTTAGGTCTTGTGGTAGGCGCTCAGAATAGCTTTAATTATTCTGGAACGGCCTACAACACCTACTCAAGCACGTTGAACGCTGTTGGCTACCTGAACGATCTTTCCAATCCACTTACGGACTGGACCGCTCTTCAGGCGGATATGCTAAGATTTGCGCGTATGCAAGATCCGGGCACTGGCAAGCGTATCCTGATCACTCCGGATACGATTCTGGTGAATCCCGCCAAAATCGCAACCGCAAATTTGATCATCGCCGCTACCAGCACGGAACGCAGAACGGGCGCTGGCGCTTCTCCTGCACAAACAACCAGCAACCCGCTTAACATTAGTGTTACCGGCAGCAACCCTTACTCCGGCCAATTCCAGATCCTTTCCAGCCCATTGCTTGAACAGGTTTGTACTGCGGCCGCAGTTGATGGCGGTTTAGCTCTTAGCCAGGCTAACGCCGACGAATATTGGTGGATGCTTCAATCGGGCAAGTCGTTCCGCTACATGCAGAACTATCCGCTATCGGTTGCCCAAAGCGCACCTAACCAGTATGAAATGCTCGACAAGGGCATTGTCGCCAGCTACTTCGCCAACGAACGCGGTATCCCTAGCGTGTGGAGCCCATGGCACATTGTGCGTAACACCAACTGATTCTTGTAACAAAAATGGAGTGACCTGATGTCAAAATTAAGTGGCATCACGCAAAAGCCTGCCACAGCGCAGGCTTTTGGCGTGTTCAAAGTAAGTTATCCGCTTTGTCCGACATTGCACGTCGAGGCAAGAGACGAGAACGACGCGGCTCAAAAGTATCGCGATTATTATGACCTTCACCGATGCCGGAATCCAAAAGTGGAGCGCGCTAATGGCGGCCGTTGACGATTTGAACACGGCGATCAATCAAGTCGCCGCGACAATCAAGGATATCACGCTCAATCCAAAACCGGATTATAGCGTGAATGGCCAGTCGGTATCGTGGGCGTCATATTTGTCGATGCTCACCGATCAAATAACAAAACTACAACAAGCGCAACAATCCCTTGCTGGACCGTATCAGCGCATATCTAGGATGCGTCCATGAAAACAGCAATCATCGATACGGCTACCTCTGGCGATAATGTTATTTTGACTGGAATTCCCGGCAAGCGTTTTCGTGTTTATGCTTACATTTTGTTTTCTGCGGCCAACAATTACTTTATTTGGAAGTCGGGCACTACCGCATTAAGCGGACAATTGCATATGTCAGCTAGTAGCAGCGCGGCAATTCACTTAGGCGACAATTGGCCAGCCGGGGGGATGCCGGTATTGCAAACGGGAGTTGGTGAGGATCTTATTTTGTATTTGAATGGTTCTCACGTTGCTGGCGGTCATCTTACCTATGGCGAGGTTGCCGTTTAATGGCCTCAATTGGCATAGGCGTGGCGCAAGCGTTAGCACGTAGTGCTGGCGGTCCCGCACGCGGATTAACACGCTTGCAGGCCCAAAATCTGTTGCGCGCGGCCGCATTTTTTATCGAGGAACACAAGCGCCGATTAAGTAAGCCAGTCGGCGCAATCCGCGTGAATCGATTGCGTCGTGATGGCTCGACAAAAACTGTGCAGGTTGTGCAACGATCAATGCCAGGTGAATACCCGCGCAAGGATACGGGCAACCTACAAAACAATATCGCAATGACGAAAAAGTCAATCGAGGATGTTATGCGGGAAGGAAAGATCCGCGTAGGGTTGCGCAAAAGAGCCTTTTACGGCGCATACCTTGAAGTTGTTTACGCTCGATTAGGATTGAGTCAGACATTGCGTGATCTAATGCCACAACTGGCGGCGCTTTCGGGATTGCCATTACGGTATAATGTAATTAGATTAGGAGATGTTTGACCGTGGCAACATTTAATAAGTATTATTGTTTTGTTGAGAACCTTGCCGAAAAGGTTCACAATTTGCAAAGCGATACGCTTAAAGTTGCGCTAACAAATACAGCGCCAGCCGCAACAGATACGGTATGGAATACAACCGTATACCCTGCACCAGTAGCCGCAAACGGTTATACGGCTGGCGGTAACACGTTGACCGTGACAAGTTCGTCGCAAACAACCGGCACGTACAAGCTGGTACTGGCTGATTCATTGTTTGTCGCGTCGGGTGGCACGATTGGACCATTTCGCTATGTGGTTCTTTACAATTCGACGGCAAGCAATTCCGTGATTGGATATTACGATTATGGATCATCGATCACGCTAGCCGATACCGAAACCTTTACTATCGACTTCGATCTTTCTAACGGAGTTTTGACGCTGGCATGACAATCAAAACGCACATTGAGACGATGCAACAATTTCCGAATACAACCCGTGCTAATAAGGAATGAACTATGAAATTTGCAGCTATCAACGCAAGCGCCAGCGGCGGTAACACAATTGTTGCGGCTGTTACCGGTAAACGCATTCGAGTCGTTTCCTATGTGATCGTTGCGGCAGGTTCCGTTACGGCAACATGGCAATCGGCATCGACGGCGATATCTGGCCCGATGAGCCTTGCGGCTTCGGGTGGAGCGTCGGCGTCAATCGGAATCATGGCTCCGGGCGGAGCGTATGGCCTATTTCAAACGGAGTCAGGCGAAGCCCTGAACTTAAGCTTAGGCGGCGCGGTAAACGTGGCCGGTCATTTGTGTTATTTGGAAATCAGCGTATAATTGGCATTTAAGTGGAGGAATTGTTATGGCGGATATTCCAGCGACAACGCCAATTGTTACGCCAGCCGTACCAGCGCAGACTTTCCCGTTATGGGTTGTCGAGTCGTTAGTTTTCAATGGTAACGGAATCGAGCAACCGTTAACGGCGGAAGCATGGTTTCGATCAGCACGCCGTGACGCAACAAGCCCTACCGGCTGGATTCTTGGAGACCAGCGGCGCAATTATCACATTCCAGACGTGTGGGCTCTTGCCGGTACTGATTCTGACGTAGCGTCAACCATGACGGATATCATTTCAACGCTTACCAGATTAGCTACAACCGCCGGTGTATTATGAGTCTACCATTGTTGGGAGTCGGGCCTTCAGCGCCAGCAACATCAGGCCCAATCGATGGTCTGCTCTGGCAGGGTGCGACTGACTTTCTGTTATTCAACGGTGCGACAGATTACATAATCTGGCAGTGACGGAGTAGGTAAATGGCAAGCAAAAGAATTGATGAACTAGATGCCCGCGTGGTAGCAGATACTGACCTGCTACCCGTCACGCCATCGGGTGGACCATCGGGTAGGGCAACCGTTGCGGCTATTGTCGCTGAAGGTATGTCTCAGCCTAATAGCGCATCGGCGGGTGCCGGGGCATCGATCACGATCAAGGCCGCTGACGGGGTAACGTCGGGTGCTGGCGGTAGCATCACGATCACGCCAGGAGCGCAAGCTACCACGGGCGGGCCGGGCAAGGTAGTGATCGACACATTGACCGTGGGACGTGGTAAAACTGGATTAACTGAAAATACTGCCGTAGGGTATAACGCATTAGCTGCTGTTACTAGTGGTGATCAGAATGTGACCGTGGGCTACAATGCGGGCAAAGCAATAACTACAGGTACTCTGAACGTAGGTGTCGGGTCATCGGCTTTTCAATCAGCAACCACGGGATCTAGCAATACAGCAGTAGGATTTGCTTCCCTAAGTAACTTGACTACTGGCACCGTAAATTCTTGTTTCGGCAGAGGTTCTGGCGGTTCATTAAATAGTAGCGGAAACACCTTTATAGGTGCTTTTTCAGGAAGCAGTACCAGCTCAGGAGGGGATAATACAGCAATTGGTTATAATGCTGCCGTATCAAACACAACCGGAAGCAATTTAGTTGCCATCGGCCATACTGCTGCTCAGTATCACGCCAATGGTAGTACCTCTTTAACCACAGCAGCAAACAGTATTTATATTGGGTATCAAGTTCGTGGGTTTAGTAATTCCGACTCCAACAGTATTGTGATAGGTTATCAAGCCATTGGCGAGGGCGCAAATACAGTCGTCATCGGCAACTCATCCACGGTGCAGCAGCATTTTTACGCGACCCGATACCTTAAAACTGAAGGGTCTCTGGTGTTTGCATCCTCGACACCAACGGCAATCGTAGCAAATCAAAATGACTATGTCCTGACAGGCTCCGCATTCCAACGCCTGAACTGCACCACTGCCAGCGATATTACCGGCATTGCTCCCCCTGGTGGCTCTCATGTCGATGGGCGCATGATCAGACTCGTGTCTGTGGGCACACATACGGTAAGGCTCATGCACAATGACACCAACAGTACAGCAGCTAACAGAATGTACATGCACAGTGGTACGCATGTTAGCTTGACGGTTAACGAGTGGGCTGATTTGGTTTACGACAGCACCGATAACGGATCGGGTGCAGCGGGGTGGCGTGTTGTTAAGTATGCGTAATTAGGTTTTTAATTGGAAGGACGTTTAATGACGTTATCGTGGTCTCCAGCAAACGATCATTTAATCGTCGATGGTCTGGAGACCGTCACGCTAACTACGCTTGCGGCCACAACCACGACGATCTATCGGGTATTGAGATTGCCAGCGTTGGTCGATATCGGATCTGCTGGCGCATTGACAAGCTACGGCAATATCACACGCTGGAATATATGGATCCAAGAATGCCCTACCGCACCAGAAATAAACGCGCTATTGACCGACGCCGCTAACGTGAAATATCGAATTAATAACGTCACGCAATCAGTACAACGCAATATGTGGGAAATTGAAACCACGGCCGATGCGGGAGTCGGTCTATGAGTGCCTTTTATGATATTCTTAACGCCATCAAAACACGAATTGCGGTAACGTATGCAAACACCAAATTGCGTAAACGCGCAATCATGATTGAGACCGATACGCTACCATTGTTTATCGTTTCGCCTGGCACGGAAACAATCGGATTGGAAGCTTTTAATGGCGTCGTATGTTATGATTACACTGTGCAAGTGACTTATGTTGATGCTGGTAACAGAATTTTTGAAACAGATCTTGCGGCTCATTTGACAATCCGTGAGAACATCAAAAAGATTTTGTATCAGCCAGCGTTGACCGGAGTTTCTGACGTGATAGGGATGCAATTGGATATGCAACCAGCGTTTGAATCGGTCAGCGGAAACGTCAATAACTATGACGTTTGCGGCATGACAATCACATATCGAAAACTGGAGGCGCGAACATCATGAGTGTGGATATTTCTGCAATTGTCGGCGAAATATCTTGGACTCAATCCGTGACCAATTCCGGATTTGTCAAGACTTCGCAAGGGCCAGACAAGCTTACCGCAACCCTTGCGCCTAGCACAACTACGTACAATCGCATCTATGCCGTCAAGGGCACGCTTGCGGGCGGCGCTAGCGTCACGATCAATCTGCAAGGCGTTACCGACTACCTGAACCAATCCTTGACGTTAACTAAAGTAATTGCGTTTATGCTCAAGGCGACGACAACCGGAATGAAGCTTGAGCCAGGCGCAAGCAATCCGCTAACGTGGCCATTGAGCGGAACAAGTCCGGCATTAATCGTAGAAGCGGGCGGATTTTTTATTATCGGTGATGGCTTGCCGCACACGGTTAGCGCAACTGACAAAAACTTTAAAATTACCAATATGGATGGTGCTGTTACGGGTACTTACGAAATTGCTTTAATTGGAGGTCAGTGATATGGCGTTTTTCTCAGGTAAAACCGGATCGGTTACTATTGGCGGAACGGCTCAACCGCTGACCGATTGGTCAATCGATATCAAATCAGAAAACATTGACACAACCAATTTCGGCGACGCTGGATATCAGACAAATCTTGCTGGTGTTGGTGGAGCCGAAATTACCGCATCGGGACCATACGACGGCGGCGCTGGATCAACTGTTGGTACGTCCGGTAACTTTGTGCTGGCCACATCAACCGATGCGGGCGCGCCATCTTACACGGTAGCCGCTCGAATCTCGTCTATCAAAATTGATGTTAACGTAAAAGGCGTTGCTCAAATCAGTTATACCGCGTCGAGCAATGGCACATTCTCAATAACCTATTGATGGAGGTTATCCGATGGCGTTTTACGCTGGCAAGACTGGATCTGTTTCGGTTAATGGCGCAACTCAGCCGCTGACCGATTGGTCGATCGATATCAAATGTGAAAACATTGATACGACCAATTTTAGCGACGCTGGATATCAAAGTAACTATCCCGGTGTTTTTAGCGCGGAAATTACCGCATCCGGACCATATGACGGCAGCGCTGGCGCAAGCGTTGGAGCGTCTGTTGCGTTTATTTTAGTTGCATCCAGCGATGCGGGCGCGCCATCAATTACAGTAACGGCACGCATTTCATCGATCAAAGTCGATGTTAACGTGAAAGGCGTGGCTCAAATCAGCTATACCGCGTCAAGCAACGGTTCATTTTCTTCAATATCATATTGACGAGGTATTGCCATGGCATTTTACCGTGGCTGCACCGCATCCGTCTCTTTC